ACCCTTCGTGGCGGCATCCTGTGCGTTCGTCGGATCGGCGAGGTTCGTGATCGTCTGCGAGTTGAAGCTGACGCTCGACGTGGGTGCTGCGAACTGATCCAGGCGATATGCCTGCACGACCGTGGCAAGATCGCTGATTTTCGCGGCAGTCAGCGACGGAATGTCGGCGGCAACGAGAGCGCGGAACGTCGGCGCTGCCGCGGAGCCGGTCGTCGGACCCGCCCAGACGTAGTTCGCCGTCTGCGTGGCGAGCGTGGCCGACAGCGTGCCGCTCGAGGTCACGGGCGAGTCGCTGACGGTGAAGATCGCCGGCAGCGACAGGCCGACGCTCGTGACACCGCCAAGGCCGGAGACGGCAGAGGCCACATACGACTTGGTGGCGAAGACACCGTCGCCAAAGACGGCGATGACGCTCGTGGCGTTGCCGTCCTGACCCAATCCCTTGCCGTAATAGCCGACGCCCTCGACCTCGTTGAATGCGAGCTCCCCATTCAGGAGAGTGGCAGGCGCGCCTGCGTTGCCCGATACTCGACGGCGGATTCTGATCTGATTTGCCACGACAGCGCCTCCTTGCGCTAAAAGTTAGCGCCGTCGATGACGACGTTCGCTTCGGGGAAGTTTCTCCACTTGCCGCTGCCGTAGCGAAGCAGGTCGCCCTCCGCAACGCTGGCAATGTTGACATCGACCAGATCGCCAAGCCCTGCGCCGGCTGTTCCAGCCGGCCCCCGAGGGCCGACGCCGCCGCTGGCCGCGGCAGAGATGGTGCTTGAGGTCACCTTCGCCGAGATGCCGCCACTGCTCGCGCTGGCCGCAATCGGCTGCGAGACGACGCTGACCGTGATCCCGCTCATGCCACCACCTCGACAGTGCCGGAGAGGGCCGTCCTCTGGACGCCTCCCGGGGCGATCCAGTCAAGCTGCCAGGCGTATGTGCCGGCTGCCAGGGCTGCCGTCTGCGTGTCGCTCAGGGCGACATTGACCTGGCCGGCAGCGGCATCGGTCACTGTGGTCGCAAATGACGCCACGGCGGTGCCTGTGACCAGGCTCACGACTGTCGCCGTGACCGTGTATCCGGTCAAAGCGACCCCGTCAAAGTCTATAGCCGTAGCAAATGAGTTGGCCCGCCTGAAGGCCAGCGACATCGCGCCTGGGAGTTGTGAGTATGTCGCGGCCATAGCCTCATTATATGGGCATACGCACGCACCAACTCCCATCTCCGTAGACCGACATGGGTCTGTTTTCCCGCCATTCGTCGACCGCTTTTATCACCCCCGGATAGCCGCTGTGATAGTCGTGGCCTGCGAGGAAGCCGCCCGGCGAAAGCTTGACCGAGTAGGCCGCGATATCGTCCCGCACAGCCTCATAGCTGTGATCGCCGTCGATATAGACGACATCAAGCTCGCCTGCCTGCCTGGCGAACGCCGCAGATGACATCTGGCGAACGCGACAGCGGCCGGCGGCGATCTCCCTGGGAAACTTGCTCCGCAGGATATCAGCCGCAGCGGCCAACTGATCGACGCAGTCAAGCGTGACGATCTGCGGAAAACCGAGGAAGATGGTCGCCGACTCCCCTCGGTAGGAGCCAATTTCAAGCCACCTGGAGGCCGCGGGGTTGGCCGCCAGGATGTCGTTGATCATGCGCAACAGGCCGATCACCTGATACGGATCATCGGGCCGCCAGCGGGGAAAGAACCGCAGGCTGTCCATCAGCCGTCCTCGCGACGGCTGGCGAAGTACTTCTGCACGGCCTCGGACGCAGTCGAGTCGGTCCATTCAAGCAGGCCGTCCTCGCGGTAGCGGAGCGGGTACTCCTGGCCCGGCTCCAGCGGCAGAAAAGTGCCCCTGGAGCAATACTGCCGGTCATCGGAATCGCCATGCCAGCGGTGAATGGCATCGACGTCCTCAAGGCAACCGACACGCAGGCAGAGGTTCGCCGCCCGCATCCGGTACATCCCGTAGCTCGGCGAAGCCGCGAAATGAGCGTCAAGCGGGTTTCTGGTCCGCAGGTCGACGCCGACCCACCGCAGATCAAGTGCGAATGCCATCCCGAGGTCGCCGCCACCGAGGATGTGGCGGTCGTAAAAGCCGCCCATGAATTCAAAGGCTCGTCGAGTCATCGCCCACGAGAAGCCGGGATGGTAGTACCTGCCATTTGGCTCGTAGCCACGAGAGATCGCGAATGCGGCGCTGCGGCGGGCGTTGACGATCTTGCGGTCGCGGTCGTGCCAGACGGCCGTGCCGAACGACTGGCAGACATCGGCCCGGTCAAGGAGTGCCGCCGTCTGCTTGATGACGTCGGCGGCGCTGAAGACAACGTCTGTGTCAAGGAACAGTAGCTTGTCTGCGACCGCGGCCTTCGCCGCTTGGTTCCACAAATTCTCCTTGTAGAACATGACATCCGCCGACTCGTAGACGAGCGACGTGATGCCAGCCGGCACCGGCTGCGGTGCCTGCCCTGGCAGAACGACTTGAGCCAGTACCGCCTCTACGCCCTCGCCTGCGAGCCACTCAAGCGTCCGCGCGAGATGCCGCTTCGGCAACTCGTAGTCACAGGGCGAGTAGAAAGCGAGGCAGACCGCGATGCTCACGAGTATTTCACCACAATGCATCCCGGCCCGCCGGGGTTTGTTGAATCAAAACCGCCGCCGCCGTAGCCCGCGGAAAAGTCCACCCGCTGCGTTCCGCCGTAGACTGACATCGTGAAGTTGATGCCGCCCGAGCCGAAGGCCGCCTCCTCGACGCACTCTTCGGTGGCGCGAAGCCCGAGGAGCGAGACGGCCTCGAGGAGGCCGCTGCGATTCACTGCCGAGTGACGGTAGCACGGCGAAATCGGAGCTTGAAAGATCGAGGCTCCCGTGCCATCTGTGCCAACAGCGCCGCCGATTGCGCCGCCGAAGTTGTAGTTTCCGCTGTATTGAGCGGCCCCCGAAAATGGATATGTGATCGACGGCAGTCCAGCTTGAAATGCGTTTCCGCCGCTCGTGCCGTTCACGCCGCCATCTCCGCCGGAGTAGTAGCCGCTGTCGGGTCCGTTTGAGCCGTAGCCGATGACCGTCGTGCCGGCGTGCGAGACGCTGGACAACGCATTCTGATCGCCCTGCGGTGCGTTGCGGACGATGCACACGAATTCGCCCCACGCATCGGTCGGCTCCCGGGTCCATGTCTTCCACGCAAGCCCTCCGGCCGAACCGCCGGCGGGCCATGTCCCGCCACGGCCGACGCACCAGAATTTCACGCTGGTCGCCCAGCATGGCGGCACCAGCGTTGTGGAGCTTGTGAGTAGCGTAACCGCGGTAGCAGAGGAAAATACCCAGTCGCTAAACTGATCCGAGTTGCCCCAGCCGCAGCGATTGCGTGCGGAGACTCGCACGAGCCCCTGCCCAGCGCACCACGACAACGTAAACTGCCGAATGTTTGGCTCGGTTTCTGTTGCTATTGTCCACGCAGTCGCGTTCGCATCCGTCGCAAGCTCAACGCGATAGCCAAGAATCGGGCCTCCGCCAATCAAGCTCGGCGCGTCCCAGGCCAGCGTCGCCAAAAGGGAACTCCCGAGAGTGCCAACCCCCACCTGACGCAGGTTTGTCGGCGCACTCGGGACGGCGCAAATTCGGCAGGGAAACCCCAAGTGACCCTTCACGCGAGGTCTCCGACCATCAGCCACTTGTCGCTGCCCAGGTAGACAAGTGACGCGCCAGAGCCCAAGTCCCTCAGCGACGGGCCTGGTGTCGCGTATATGTACGAACCGCCGGAGCCATAGAAGGTCACCGGAGACGAATCAAGCCTGGCGACATCAATGTGGCTTCCTGCTGCCCAAGCGACCGAGCTTTCGTTTGGCACGGTCACAGTTATCGCCGATGTGCCGCCGGCGAACGTCAGCAGCGTCCCGACGTCAGTCAGTCGCAGCGTATACGACGTTGTTTTTGGTTGAATCGTCTGCGGGTCGCCGAATGATCCCGCCGGCCCCTGCGGGCCTTGCGCGGCCGCCAGGATCACATTGCCAACGGCCGTCGATACGGTGACGTTGCTGCCTGCGACGATCGACAGTCCGCCGGTCAGCCCGTTGACAGATGTCACCAGCGGGCCGGAGATGTCGGCCGTCGTGTGCGTGTGCGAGACGGCGGCGTAGGCATGAGTGTGCGTCGCAGCCGCCGCGGTCAGATCGACATTCGTCAGCACGACGGTGCCGGTCTTTCCTTGGACGCTTGAGACCGGCCCGTATTTCGCTGCTTGTGTGGCGAAGTCGGACAGGTCTGTCGCCACGATCGTGACGTTACCCGTTCTCCCTTGCACCGACTGCACCGGCGCTGCCGCCGATGCGATGCTCGTTATCCCGACGATATCGGTGGTAGCGTGCGTGTGCGAGACGGCGGCGTAGGCATGAGTGTGCGTCGCGGCTGCCGCGGTCAGATCGACATTTGTCAGCACGACAGTGCCGGTCTTTCCCTGGACGCTTGAGACCGGCCCGTATTTCGCTGCTTGTGTGGCGAAGTCGGATATGTCAGCCACAGCCAGAGTGACGCTGCCCGTCCTGCCGGCAACCTGAGTCACCGGCCCGTACTTCGCTGCCTCGGTTGCGAAGTCGGACAGATCGACCGCGACGATCGTGACCGATCCCGTTCTCCCCTGCACAGACTGAACCGGCGCACTTGACGCCGCGGCGGCCGTCAGGCCGGCGATGTCGGTAATCTGATGCGTGTGACTGGCGGCGGCCGCCGTCAGGTCGGCGCGGGTCAGCACGACCACGCCTGTTCTTCCCTGCACCGACGTTACGGGGATATTCCGGCCGGCGACGGTGAAGGCGCCCTCAGTGGTCGTGATGGTGATGTTCGCGCCGGCCTGCACAAGCAGCGACGTCATCCCGCCAATGCCGTAGCACGGGCCGCTGGTCACGCTGACGGCCGTGGAGCCGCCGAGCTCCACGTTGACGACGTCGTTGTTGACGATGGCCGCCGAAACATTGGTGGCGGCGACGATCGTGACTTTGATGTCGCTCATGGACTGACGACCGTGACGTCGCCCGAGAGAACGGTGCGGGTCACCATGCCGGGATCGACCCAGCGCATATACCAGCGGTACGCGATCGCCGGCGACAGCGACGATGTCTGTTGCTCAGACAGGCCGATCGTGATCTGCCCTGCCGCCAGGTCCGTGTTCTGGATAACGAAGCTCGTCGCCGTTGCGCCGACCGTCGTCACGAACCCTTGGCCGCCGCCCTGAGAGGCATAGACCTTGGTCACATAGATCGGGGCGGTGATTGAATATCCGACCAGCGAGCGATCAAAATCCAGCGTGATCGCAAGCTCATCGCCTGTCACGAAGCTCAAGCCCAAGTCACTTGGAAGCTGCGTAAAAAGCACGGCTATTTCGACTCCTGGCCGACCCTGCGGACGATCACAGACTTGATCTCGTTCTGGCCGGCGGCGAGCTCCTGCATGGTCGACGCCTGCTGCTGCTGCGTGCGGCTCATCTCCTCGAGCGTCTCCCGCGTCGAGTCAAGGAACTCGGTATGCGACTTTACGATCGGCACGAGAACCGTGCCGTGGAGTGTCACTGCCGCGTCTCGCAGGAACCAGATCAGCACGCCCAAGAGCACGACGGGAACACCGAACCGCTCAGCGGCCCGGAGAGCGGCCTCCCAGGCCGTAAGGGGCGTCTTTTCGCTCATGGCGCCCCTCCCTGGGCGGGCAATCACTGCACCTGTAGTCTATCTCTGGATTATAGTCTCCAGCAGATTTGCCGCCGCCTGATCGACGGTTCCTGAATTGTCGATGTATCCGGCGATTCTTGCGATGTCGATGCCACGCTCGCTCGAGTGCGACGCCTGGTCTGGCTCCAGGCATCTCCATCCAGGTCGGACAACATAGAAGACCTGGCCGCCGCGGGCCTGAATGGCCGCAGCCTCGTTGTCGAACCTGACATCCGCCATGACGACGTCCTCGTCGTCGCCGGAGCGGGCCATAGCCGCCTGCACCCAGATGTCGCTATTGACCATGTCCCTGCCCCAGTCGGTTCCCAGGGTTTGCAAGAGGAACCGCGGAGACCTGCCCAAGCCGGGAATCTCGGCCTCCTTCTTGGCTCGATCTTTCAGCCCCTCTACCGGGATGCCGGTGATGACAGAGATCGCGTCGTACAGAGGGTCTGCGAAGCAGACGATCTTGAATCCGCGATGATCCCGCAGCCACTCGGCGATCGTCGTTTTCCCGCAGCCCGCCGGCCCGCACAAACCGATCAGCATTCGATCTCCCTCCCGTCAAACCGCACCGTCACGCCGATGCGCTCATTGATCCACCGGATGCCGACGCCGGCCTCCGTCAGCATCTGATCCGCCGTCCAGATGGAGGCCCGCCACCGCTCGGGCGTGGCGTTTCTCAGCACGATCAGCCCGACCACCTCGCGGATGCCGCAGGCGATAATCGCCCTGGCGCAGTCGTGGCAGGCCGCCCACGGGGCGTACAGACGTCCGCCGGCCGTCGGAATCCCGCAGGCCGCCGCCCGATAGAGAACCGCCCGCTCGGCGTGCTCGACGAACAGGTGCTTCGCCGGCGACTCTTTCCTGTGGTCGTGCCGGGCGAGCCCCGCAGGCAGCCGGTTGGCGGCGTACAGCGACCGCCCTGAAGCGCTGACCAGCACCGCCCCCACCTGCGTGCGCGGGTCGTCAGACCGCTCCACCGCATACCGGCACGCCTCTCTCAGCCGCTCTACGTCGCTCACGATGGGCTCCTGACGGGGCCGGCGACGTACATTGATTGCAAGCCGCCCTCCGGTAGATAAAAAAACGTCTCCATTGCCTGCCTCGCGCCGATGTAGCCGCTCGTGGCGTGCCACTGATCGGCAGGGCTGATCGAAGGCGCCGTCCTGACGATGACTCCGTCGAGCGTCTCGATCGGCCGCTGCCACTCGGCGGCCTGCGAGTGGTAGTGGCCGGTGTGGTACTCGCGATACCAGCAGCGAGACCAGTCTGCGGCGGCCTCGATCGCCATGATCTGCGGCAGCCGCTTCTTCGCTTTGTTGCCGTGGGCCGCGCCGATCAGGTTCGACCCGTATGCGCAGTACTGGCGAGAGGTGTACTTGTCGGAGATATGCACCCGCTCATCGTTTCGGAACCGCTCGATCAGGATTCGCTGAAACAACCATGTCAGCGTCTCGTCGTGATTGCCGTTGACGACGACCGCGTCGGTCTGGACGGTCGCAGCCGACCGCTCGACGATTCCTAAGAGCGTGTCGCAGCCGACCTTGATCATCTTTTGGAGGCGGCCGTCGTTGTCCTGCGGCGTGCCGCTGGTGGTCATGCCGGCGGGGCCGTCGGAGTTGAAGAGGTCGCCGAGAAACAGGATCGTGCGTTTCGCCGGCTTCATCGAATCGCCGACGTCAAGGAGCTCGCCGGCGGCGCTGGAGATCAGGTCTTCGGCAATCGCCAGATCGAAGTCCTTGTCCCCGGTGCTTTTGGCCCAGCAGTACTTGCCCAGGTGACAGTCGGAAACGACCAGCACCTGCCACAGATCGCTTCGCTTCGATCTTTTGTGCGGCTTCTGTTTCGCCCGCGGCAGCGACGCGGCCGCCAGCATGGCCTCGACACATTCCTTGATTCCCGGCCCGCCCCTGGGTTTGAGTCGCACCCAGACTCGGTGAAGCTCGGTGACCGTCGGCTCGCCGTCGTCGCCGGCCGTGGCGACCTCCCACTTGGTCGCCTCCGAGGCGCTGACTTCGTACTTGGAGAGGTCGGCCTCGATGTGCTCGAGGAGGTCTTCGACCGTCTTGATCCGCTTCGACGTGCTCCTGGCCTCGAGCGTGTCGCCGTCACGCCGCTGCGTCACCTGCTCGGCGTCCGCAGCGGGCTTCGGCGTCACGCTGGCCGCTGCCGCGGACAGGATGCTCACTGATTGCTGGTCAGCCATGCCGCGAGATGCTTTGGCTTCGGGAGCTTGCAGTCTGACATCTGCTCGTAGATCGTCCTGGCGAGATGAGCAGCCGTGATGCCGGTTGACGACTTGGTGGCGGCCCAGCGTCGCTTGACGTCATCGAGGACGGCGCGATGCTCGTCGCTTAGTTTTGCTCGCCACCCTGTTAACCTTTGGGCTGCGCTTTCGGTCGCCGTCGCCAGGATCAGGCTCGCCAGGTCCGGGCTGTCGCTTGACCGACATCCAGCCGTCGTCGTCGGGGATGCCGAACGGGTGGTCGCAATCGTCATCGTCGTCCGCCGGGGTAATGAAGTCGGGCTTGTCGGGCATGGGGATATCTCACCTCGTAGCCTACGAGCGTGCAAGACCAGATTGCATACCCCCATTTTCGCAGATATCCGCCGGCCGCAGGCGACACTACGACTGCGATTTTCTGGCGTTTTTTATGGCTTTTTTGACAAGCATCCGCCCCACGACGTCGAGGAACGGCAGGCCGCGGGCCTGGGCCTCGGCTCGCATCACGGCGACGACCTCGTCGATCCGCTCTGGCCGCTCGCACTCGTCTGGCCCCCAGGCGTCCATCTGCGCGGCCTTGTCGCGGCACGGGCACGTCGGCGTCGGCTCGATGCCGAAACGTTTCAAGAGCTTGGATAGCTCGGTTCCGGGGCCGCGGGCGATCAACTGCCCGACGTTTGGATGTGTCGCCTGCGGCTCGCCACGACTGCGGCCAGAACAGTGTCCATTAAGCGTCGGTACGGAAGCCCGATTAACCCTAAACCGTGCGCCGCATACTTCGCAGCGCACCCAACACCTGTTTCCATCAGCGTCGCCGTCAATAACAAAAGCGCATCGCGCGGGCATAACCCTACTCCCTCATCACGCCGGCGACAACGTGAAATCCATCACGTAAAGCACATAATCAGAGTGTGGATACGAACATCGTCCGTGGATTGCGATGGAGGGTTGGTATGGAGCCACATTAGTCCCTTGTACAAATTGCTGACACCAAAGCGCTCCGCAGGATTGGCGCGAGCCACCGCTGCACATATCGTTCAAAAATGTAATACGCCTCCCCAAGCCGCCACCGCAACTGCTGTTTAATTCCGTCAGGCATGATGTGCCGTTCGGCAAAATGATTGGCACGAGAAAACTCTCAAAATCGTAGTACTCTTGCCCAAACCCACCGTTAGTAGATATTGCCGCCGTTCCACCAGAGTCACCGTGCCACTCCCACCTTGGGTCGCAGTTGACCTTTTGAAACGCATACGTTCCTGCGAGTTGAGGGAAATACCAATCCAACGCATGTAGATCAGACTCTTCGACCGTGACGTTTCCTAAGCATGGTTGCGGAAGTTTGACGCCGACGCCTCCGGACAGCGTAAACACGAGCGTGTCCGGCACCAGCGTTCGGCCGTCTGGGCAATAACACACGCACGGATTCGGGCTGCACGTCGTCCCCACGCCCTTGAATGTGTTTCCACTGCCTTGACACTCGCACTGCGGCTTGACACTGCACGAGTTGCCACGACAGCACGCCCCGTTGGTGGACTCGCACGTCGTCCCCACGCCCTTGAATGTCTTCCCCGCACCCTGGCACTGGCACTGCGGCTTGACGCTGCACGTCGTGACGCCGTTCACGGTTTGGCAGCACGCGCCTTCCTTGCACCTCTCAAGGCACTGAGCCTCAGTAGCGTAGGTTGGGCGACTGCCTAGAGCGTTATTGCCGCTTGATACTTGGTGGCAAGGCATTCGCTATCACAAGGTATGAGAAATCGAAATCGATGCGCCTAGTATATAACCCTGACAAGGAGTGCCGGAGCCGTTGCCTGACGAGAGCGAGTGCGTGCCAGCAGTCGGCAAACCATTTTCAGCAGCAGGGATAACAATTGAGCCTCCGTCAGAATACAAATGAGAATTGTCGATGACGTATGAGTAGGTGCCGTAAAACGAATCTCTAGTCCAGGCGTAGCACCACATGGCTACGCTCCAATCAAGGAGCCATGACCCGTCGGCCTTGCAAGAGAAATATCCATTCACGAACGTGTTTCCATCCACCACATCTCCGCAGCATGGGCCAGCGAACGGGCCGGACAATGTGAACGGCGTGCGAAGATACCGCAACCAGACTCCTTGGACTTGGTAAGCGCAGGGTCTGCCGCAAGAGTAAGGCGGATCGCTTGCCAATGACCCCGACGCCTCTGAGCCGTAGAAGGCAAGAAGGCTTGCGTAGTCAGGGGTTTGGATATTGTAGTAGTTCCCGCTGAACGTGTGCTTGCCGTCTGAGAGCGTGCAAGCGATCGGCAGGCGGCGGCCAATCATCGGATTGTCGCCGCTAGTAATCGCCCCTGGCAGTGGCTCAAGCGTTGGATACACGCAGGCACAGACGCTGCTGCCGCACGGCACAGAGTTTTTGAATACGCTCGGCGACGCGCAATCGCAGCGATACTTGTTTTCGCATTGCGTTCCTGCGCAACATGCGCCGTAGTCTTGGTCGCAATACCAATCCCCGCAGCACCCGCAGTTCTCCGCGAGCTTGCCGTCCTTGACGATGATCGCGCCGTTCTTCGTGGCGATTGTCATGAGCAGGCCGTTGTTCCGATGTTCGTTGGATTCGCCGTCGCCGTCCTGACGACGGTCAAAAGCGTCTTAGTGAACTGAAGGCCGGCGGTTCCGAGCGTCACGTTCGTCACGACCTCGACGGTAGTGTGAACGTCCTGCACCAGATACCAGACTGTGCCGTCCTTCGCGATTGCGCAGTCGGCCGTGCCATTGGCGGTGATATCGAAAAACAGGTTCTTTGCGCTGACCGTGTTTGGCGTCGCTGCGACGTTCTTGAGCGTGACGGCCTTGTCCGACCCGAGGCTCCAAGTTCCCGTGAACGTCGCGATGCGAAACGCCTTCACCGGCGGCGCCGGGTCGCCGGAGAGGTCGATAGGTATCTTGCTCACGCCGCTGCCGACGGGCGTGCCGTCGACCGTGGCGATCGTCTGCCTGATCTTCGATGCCAGGCCGGGGCCGAGCAGGTATCCCTTCACTTGCTCTGCCATGTCAGCCTATCGAGTTGATGCCGAACGCGGAAAAGCCGTTGCCGAATGACATCGACGGCTGCGTGCAGATGCGGTTGACATACACCGGTGGGCTGGCCGTGCTTGCACGAGGCGTGCCGTCATCGTTGAGCGCCACCGGCTGCGCGGCGACTCTTTGCACCCACTGCTTGTTCTCACTTGCAGGCACGGCGACCATTGCCCTGACTCTTTGACCGACCGTCCTGCCGACGATTGCGGGTGGGTCGATGACAAAGCCGTTGTCGTGCTGAAGATGAATCGCCTGCTGGTCGACATCGGCTCTTCCGAGGCCGTTGTTGATGCAATTAAACCCGGTCTGCGGTATCGCTATCCCCCATCCGATCGCCATGTTGCCGTCGCGAGTGTATGTGTAGTGCGTCCTCACGCCGAAGGTGAACGTGATCTTGAATCCGCGAAAAGTTCTTGAGCCGAACTGTTCGACGACCGGGTTCACGCTCAACCCCTGAAACATACAGCAGTGAACGCCGATCGATAGCTGCGAGAACGAGATAGCGTCTGAGTTGACATAGCCGGCGTACCCCAAGAGGCTGCTCTGGTCGGTTTGTGAGTATTGGTCGATGTTGATCGTGACCACGGGCTCCAGCCGCGACACTCCATCGACCAAGTCGCCTGCCGGATTGGTTGCAGCACTCCAGACCCATGCCCCATTTTTGTATCTCTGGCCGCCCCAGGCCGCGATCTCTGAGAGCGCAACGCTCATGGAGTACAGCGGCGGCCGCACGGTCGGTTCTTGAGTCTTCGGGTCTGTCCCGCCCCCACCCTGAACCACCGACCCAGGCGTGGCTCGGTACGTTGCCGTGATGATCTTGACCAGACGCGAGTCGCCATCGGCGCGGCCCTCGAGGCTCACGCAGGGGATCGGATTTTGTTCGCTGTACGGGTCGCCGATGTTGACGCCCGTCAGTTCGTTGATGTTCCAGGTCTCTCCGGGTGTGGTGAGCACGACCTTCCAGGCCCGCGTGGCCGAGAATGCACCGCGACCGTCCTCCGACGTTTCGGAGAAGGAGTTGCCCTGCGCAATTTCTTTGACGAGTGCCATGTGTTACTGGAAGTCGGCGACCGGGAGGGGGTTGTTCTTGACGACCTCGATAAGTTCTTGAAGCTGATCGGTCTGCTTGCGAAGCTCCGCGAGGTTCACGTCCTTCGCCGAGTCTTCGCCACGCAGAAGACGGTTGAGCTCTGCGCGTCCTTGAGTCGTCGAAACGTCGGAGGCGTCGAGGCGGGCTCGCGACGGTCCCTGAAGTAGGGCGTTGCGGCGCTCTTGATCGAACTCGTAAAGCATCGGCGCGACGGTCTTGATGGATTCGCCGATGGCTTTGTTGATGTATGCCGCTGGGTCGCCGCCGCCGGCTTGAATCTCTGCGCCCCTGGCTCTTATGTTCGCGCCGAGCCCCTCTTCAATGTCCTTGCGAAACCTTTCTCGCTCGGTGAGGGCCAGGTCGCGGCCGGAGTCGGCCTGCTGGCGGCGAGCTTGCTTGCGGTTGTCTGCCTCGATCTGATCCTGAATCGGCTTCATTCCGGCCGCTATGCGATCCTCGTTCTGCTTTCTTCTGCGAGCCTCCTCGGCAATCAGTCCCTCATTGAAAACGTCGCCGTTGAGCCTGGCGTTTTCGCCAGCGTTCAGCGGCCTGCCGGCGGACTGCTCTGCGATCCTGGCCCGCTCGGCGGCGATTTGTTGAATCCGGGCATTGTTGGCGGCGATGACGGGGTCGTTTTCAAGCTCCCGTCGGCGTTGATCCGCCGCGTCCTGGAGTTCTTGCTGACGGCCACGCTGCTCGCGAAGCTGCCTGTCCGCTTCATCTCGCCGCTGGCTGTTCTCTGCCGTCGGATTTTTGAAGAATCGATCCTGCGCCTCGCTGGCACGCTTCTCGGCGTCCGCAAGAGCCTGGTCAGCCTGCCCACGAATTCGCTTGAACGTCGGGTCTTCAGCGTCTCGCTGCCTCGACCGCTCAAGCTCTTTCTCGCGGGCGTTGATGGCGGCGGCGATGGCGTCAAGCTCACGCCGGCGGGCGGCTGTCAACTCTTGGATGACCGTCGCCTCTTGTGCCTCGATCTGCACCAGGCGATTTCTCTGGGCCTCTTCCTTGGCCTGGTCAACCGCGGGGCCGCCCTGGGCAGCGGCCGCTGCGGCGTCCTTCATCTCCGACTTGATGCGCTCTCTTTCGGCCTGAAGTGCCTGGAGCCTCGGGTCGGCCGCGGCTTCGGCACGAGCGCGATCCAAGGCGTTATTGCTGGTGCCGATCCTGGCGCGGTCGCGGATCAGTTGCTGCTCGGCCTCATCCCTTGCCTGTAGTCTGCCGGTGCGGAGCGGGTTCTCTGTAAGAGCGCGCTGGGCGGCGTCCGCGCCCTGCTCGGAGGCGCTTAGTGCGCCCTGGCCGATCTTGCGGGTTCGCTCCAGGGAGCGTTCTAGCGATTGGGCGAACTCAACGGCGGCCGCGGCTGCATCGGATAGCTTGGCGGCGAGGTCAACGGAAGCCCTTGCGGCCGCGGTCTCGGCCGCATTGCCGCTGGCGATCGCATCAGACAGTCGCCCGCGGGCCTCTTTCTCGGCGTCGATTGCGGCCACCAGCCTCGCCGTTGTCGATGTCCGCTCGTTCTCGAACCGCTCGCTGTTCTGGATGCCAGACAATGCGGCCTCTGACCGCTGGCCGCCGAAGCCCCTGCCGAGCCTTGCGGCCCTGCTCCCCTCTTCAACCGCCGCCCGCTGCCTGTTGACGGCCTCCACCTCGGCGGATGCCTTATCAAGTTCGGCCTTCCGCTCTTGCGGCGTCAGCGTTTCTTTCCCGAGCACCCTCGTCCGCTGCTCGGCCGTGGCCTGGTCGAAATTGGCGAGCACATCCAGCTTTTCTCTCGCGGATGCCAGCTTCTCGGCGAGGTCGTCAAGCCTCTTCTGAAACTCTCCGGCGCTCGGGACGCCGCGCTCTATGGCAGCCGCGACATCCGACTGAGCCCGCGCAAGGAGCAACGCCGGCCGCCGCGAGGCATCGATGAGATTGTTCGCCGACCGGCTGATGCCTGACTCAAGCGATGACTCGATGCTTGCAATGAACCCAGCTATGTCTTGCTGAGTCTGCGCAGCGTTGTTCGCATCGGGTGTTCTAAACCCAAGAAATGTCTTTTGAGCCTGGCGTGCAAGCACTCCCCTCGCGTCTTGCAGTCGGCTCAAGTTGCCGAAATTGTCGCCCGGCCGCAGTTCGGCGGCGATGCGATCGATAAGTTGCTGCTCGCGAGACGGCGTCGCCGTGCCTTCTGTGCGCAGTTGGTCTATTGCGGTCTGCCGCCTGCCAAACTCAAGCAGCGCCTCGCGGATGTCTTCGACATTTGGCGATTGGCCGGCACGCCTGACTGCCTGCTCGGTCAAGCCCCGCTCTCGGTTTCTGGACAGATTGATCTCAGCCTGAATACCTGCCCGCTCGCCCGGAATCGACGACGCCTCAAGCGCTTTCTGCCTGGCGTTCTGGAGTGCTCTTTCACCCTGGACGCCGACGTCCACGCCGGCCAGCCGCTCGCGACGAATCGCCTGCTGCTTGTCTCGAGCCTCATCAAGCTGCTTCGTGAACGATTTGGCCTGCTCGGCCCCGGCTGAGAATGTGTTTCTTGAAAGGGCGTCTCCGAGGGAGCGGTACGCCTGGGCAAGTTCTGCGGCGAGGCTCTTTTGACGAGCCAAGGCGTCGTTGAGCGCCTTGGTCGTGTCCTCTGCGGTGCGGCCGTTGTTGATGAACTTGTAGAGCCCGACGGCCAATTGGCCGCCGATGACGGCGCCTAGGCCGATGAACAGGCCCGTCGTGCCGCCGAGGATGAACGCAAGCTGCGTGACGTTGTTGCTGATGGCGCGGAGCTTGAACTCGATGCCACCCGTCGAAGACAAGAAGTCGTCGACGGCGTAAGCGGCCTGGTTCAAGGCGAGGCTGTAATTGTCGATGCCGCGGCGACCAACGTCGCCGGCACGCTCAAGCTGCCTTGCAAGTCCTCTCTGTCCCACGTTCGCAACTCGTGAAGTTGCTTGAACGGTGTCTGCCGTCAGCGCACGTATTTGGTCCCGAACGACTTGTGTATCAAGAGTCCCGTTCTCGAACGCAGCTTGAATCGCCGCTTGCAATTGGAGGAAAGACGCAACCGCCGGCCCTCTCGCCTCTTGGCTGACTCTTCCCAGAGTCTGCATGAGAATTTGCAGTTGCGCCTGATAGCCGTTGAGTGATTGCGCTTGAATGTTGAGATTTAGCTCCTGCTGGTTTCGGCCGCCCAGCCGATCCGCAAAAGCAGCGCCTTGCGTCGCTCGGCCCGCGGCCGCGCCGAGGGCTCGCATATTGTTGGCTGCGTTCTCGATCTCTTCTGCCGTCGCCGCCGGGCCGAGGGCGCGGAGCCGAATAAACTCCTGCTCTGCCGCCTGAATCGCCGGCAGGAAGTGTTGGCGGATCGGAAGCGGGAGCCTCTCTAGCTGCGACATCATTGAGTTGATGCCGCCCTCAAGGAGGTTGACTTGCCGGAGCGGCGACATCAGCGACACGCCCCTGAAGGCATCTGGCAAGCCAGCCGCGCTACGCCTCAAGTCTTCAAGCGGCACGGCGATCTGAGACTCGGCATCCTCTCGTTGTCGCTGGGACTCGTCGACCGCCCTTGCGCGAACGACGCCTATGTCAATGAACGGCAGCAGGTCCGAAGCAACGAACCGCTGCGTGGCTTGAATGTCCGCAGTGCGCCGTGCGGATCGCTCAACATCCGCCAAGGCGACATCGATCTGGGTCGCAGCAGCCTGCAACTCTTTCGCATCGACCGCCCTTGCGCGAACGACGCCTATGTCAATGAACGGCAGCAGGTCCGAAGCAACGAACCGCTGCGTGGCTTGAATGTCCGCAGTGCGCCGTGCGGATCGCTCAACATCCGCCAAGGCGACATCGATCTGGGTCGCAGCAGCCTGCAACTCTTTCGCATCGACCGCCCTTGCGCGAACGACGCCTATGTCAATGAACGGCAGCAGGTCCGAAGCAACGAACCGCTGCGTGGCTTGAATGTCCGCAGTGCGCCGTGCGGATCGCTCAACATCCGCCAAGGCGGCATCGATCTGCCCGGATGCGCCGCCCTGCACGCCACTGATCCTGCCGAGTAGCCGCTGGACGTTGGCTTCCGCCCTAGAGGTGTCCAGATTCAGTGTTCTGCGATCCTCAAGCCTCGCATACGCGGCAATCAGCTTCGTCACCAGCGCGTACTGCTCTTGCAGCGACTGGGCGATCTGCGGGTTCGCCTGGATCGCTTCCGCCGGCAGGGCCGACGCACGCTGCGACAGGTCGGCGGCTCGCCCAATCGGGCCGCTGATCTCCGGTGCGGCGAACTGAAGCTCGTTGCCCTTGGCGAGGGTGCCGAGCTTGGCCTCGGCCTCGAGCACCCGATTGATCGCCGCCTCCGTTCGCTTGAGTCGGGCCTCGACCTCGGCGAAATAAGGCGCGATGTCCTTGCCGGGGGTGATGCCCTTTCTGACCACCGCGGCCAGTGACTCGGCCTGCGTTTGCAGCCGCTTGAAGGCTGGACTCAGACCAGACTGCACCTCGTAGGATGCGGCGCCCAGCCTTTTTGCGAGCTCCGAGATGGGCTTGGTGATCTGCTCCGACACCGACATCATCTGTCGGGCCTGCTCGACCGTCCGCTTCAGGTCGTCTTCGCCCAGGTTCGACGCCGCGGCCTTGATGAGCTCGTAAGCCTTCGACCCGGTCACGCCGATCTGGGCGAAAATCTTCTCGAGCGCCTCGCCCCTGGTCGAGGTGTCGGAAAGCAGCTTGTCGATGTCTTCGACGGAGACGTCGACCCCGAGTGCCAGGCTGATCTTCCTCTCCGCCTCAGCCCGCAGCTTCTTGGTTTTCTCTGTCGCCTCGGTCAGTTGGGCCTTGAGTTGCTGGTACTCGGGGCTGTCGCCCGTCGGCCTGCCGGCACGAGCGGAGGCGACGGCGGCCTCGGCGACCGCTAGCTTGGCGAGGGCGGCGGTCGTCTCGTTGACGGCCGCGGTTCGCGTCTTGAGCTCTTCGTCGGCGCCCTTGTAGTTGGACTGTATGTTGGCGCGGGCCTTCGTGTCGGACTCTGGAACCTGGGCCAGCAGCGTGTCGCGTAAGGCGACTCTGTTCTGCGCCGATGCCTGGAACGCAACCTGCTGCGCCAGCTTGGCATTCAGCGACTCGCTGACTCTCTCGTAGGTCGGCTTGCCCCTGATCCCCTCGGCCCTGGCGATCTCCGCGACGTACTCCTTCAGTTCGGCCTTGGCGGCCCTGACCGCGGCCGTGCTGACTTTCACCTCGACCAGCGTGCCGGCCTTCTTGGCCGCCTCGATCTTTTGCGTCAGGTCGACAACCTGCCGCTCGGCGTCACGCATGTCCGCGACGACCTTGAATTCGCCGGAGCCAGCGGCGATCTGCTTGCGAATCTCGGTCAGCTTCTCGGCGCCGCCGACCTTCACAAGCAGGTCGAACTCCTTCGACCGAATTCCGCTGAGAGCCTCGCGGAACGTCGAAATATCCTTGAGTCCGCTGGATTTGAGGAGGATGCCGATCTGGCGATCGCCTATCGACTCAAGCCGAGTCTTCAACTGATCGATGTTCTTGATCGCTCCGGCGAACCCGGAGAACGACAGCTTCATCGTGGAAGCCGCCTGAAGAGCACGCTCGAACTTCTGGAGCGGCGTGTAGATGTTCGCCAGGTTCGCGGCGGCCTGCCTAGAGGCGGCGCCCAGCGTCGACTCGACGGTCTTGGCGAACCGGCCGACCTCCTTGGCCGAAGCACTCAGCTTGGCGTTGAAGTCTCCGGTGTTCGCGGAGACGATCGCGCTGATTTTGCCGAGATAGCCGCTCGCCATTGCCTCACCCCTGCGGCTGCTTCAGCTTCGCGAGCTCCGCCAGCATCTCCTGCTCTGTCTGGGACTGCCACACGGCCGCCGGAATGAAAGCCTGTTCCTTCGGGATGTCGTGGCTTTTGTAGTTCCCTGACGCACAGATGATCGTCCGGCATATCCTGGCGGTCTGCCACCACGAGTCAGGCAGCGGCCACCGCTGGTCGTATGCCGCCCACTCGCTTAACTCCTCGCTGTCGACCTCGCTGAGTAACTGCTTGACCGTTTTGCCGAGGGCCAGGGCTAGCTTGAAGTAGAAGCGTCGCTCTGGTCGCTCGGCGAATCTTTTCCCAGCGATTCCACGTCCTCGCCGCGGAACGCATTCAGGCTCCACGCCTTCTCGAATAGCCGGTTCAGCACGACGGCCGACTTCTTGCCCAGGAGTTCGACGTCGCCGTCCTCGAACAAGCGGTCCCCCTCCTCGTCGCACAGCGTCAGCGTGAGGAAGCGGGCGCGGAAATTCTTCATCCGGTCGCGGGAGTAGGCGTCCTCGAACATATCCCGCTCGGTACCGGAGAGGGTCTTGATGAAGACGTCGTCGCCCCACTCGGGCACGTTGACCTTCTCGAGCTTGACGTCGCTGGCCGACAGAATCTTCGACTTGGAAAGAGCCATCGAAACTCCAGATGTTACGAGCCGTAAAAGTCAGTCGGAATGAACTTCGCGCTGCCACGCACCAACTCTCCGGTGCGTACTTCCATTGTCACAGATTCAAGGATGCAGTTGACGGATACGCTTGCTGCTTCGGACAGGAATAAGAGCAGACCCCTTTTTGTCACCAAGTCAGAGAAGCTGTCGGCGCCGATGTACTCCACGCTTACCAGCCCCGACGACTTGTAGGCGCCGGTCGGCACATTTACCACCGACGTCGCGCTGTCGTAGGCGCCGGTGGCGTCGACAACCTCCGCGACCGGCGACTCCACGTTGAGCGACACCACGGTGGCAGAGCGTCCGAGGAACGTGAACTTGCCGCTGGTGGGGATCGCGCCGGGCATCAGGACGTGAACTGGATCGTCGCCTGGGAGCGAATCGGCTCATTCACGCGGAAGGTCGTGCTGCTGCTGACCACAGTGCCGACGGCGGACACTCCAGCGGCCACGAGCGAGCCGCTGTTGCCGGCTCGCGGGCCGTAGCCCAGGAACTCAAGCTGCACCTCGGAGGTGCCGAACAGCGGCGAGACGATGTACTGACGCTGGTTGTCGTTCAGCGAGGTGACGTCGACCTGATCGCGAGACTTCCGCACCGACGCGCTGGTGGCGGTGTAGGTGACTGCGGCGAACGTCACCGTAGTACTGGAGCGAGCGGCTGCCATCTGAGGGTGTTCCTTGTGTTATCGGGTAGCGTATGGCGTCAGTTGGACGCGCGGATGGTGGTGGTGTAGGCCACGAGCTCACCGACGCGGAAGTTGACGTCGGTCGAGATGACGGTCGCGTAGGAGAACGACAAGCTGCCGACTTGGACGCCGGCGGCCACGTTGCCGATCGTCGCCGTGCCGCCGATGTGGTTCACGGTGATTTCGGCGGCATCCTTGAGGCCGGCGATGTACGTCCTCGTCGAACCCTCGGCCAGCGAGAGGTCGGAGGTGTCGAGGTTCGGCGCGGTCTCGTTGACCACGACTTCGGTGACGCTGCCCAGGCCGTTGAGCGAGAGCGTGACTGCCTGCGAGACGGGAATTGCCATGATTATGCCTCGGATTCACTCCAGCGAATCTGGTAAAGCTGACGCACCTCGTAGGCCGGAGGAAGCTGCGCTCCGACGGCCGTCGGGTCGAGGAAGTCATCCGTTTCGGAGACTAGCCTCATATCGCTGATTATACATCCGGCCGCTTCGCCGGTGTGTCCATCGAGCACGAGCCGCACGGCATCGGCGAGCTCGCGGACGGCGTCGTAGTACAAGGCCCAGGAGCTTATCTGGAGGCTCACGACCGGCAGGAAAACCGGGCCGGCGAGAGTCGACTCTCGGGTGATGTTCGCCCGCTTGTAGACGCAAAACGGCAGCGTGGCGTTCTTCGGTACGGCGATCGAGTAAATCTGAAAACCCACCAGCCTCGCTACCTCCGGCGAGGCGATGAGTCGTCGAAAGACGTGCTTCTCGGGCGAGATGACCATTAGCTCAGGCTATCGATGGTGTTCTGAATCGCGTTGCGAAGAAAGTTGAACACGGGCTGCTGCTGCGAATTGATCGTCCGCTCCATCGGGTGCCTGGCGGGCATGGCCCCGTAGTCCTCGCCCGGGTGCAGCGTGATCGGGTGCTGCCTGCCGCCGGAGTAGCCGAAGTCGTGCGGGTATCCGATGCCCTCGCGGGCACGCCGCGTCGGCTCGTTGATGGAACCCATCAAAAAGTAGTAGCCGCGGCCCATGTTCGCGAACTGCCGGTCGTTCGCCGAAGAGTGCCGCTTCATCCGCCTGTTGATCATCTGGTGGACGTTGATGTATGTCCGTCGGCCCTCGGTTCCAGGCCGGCGTCGCCCGCTCCCAAATTCGACCAGCCAGGCGTGATTCCCCGATGCTTGCGTGTCTGTCGATCCAACAGACCCCGTCTGGCGCGGGCCGGTGATCGCCACGGCGGCGCTTTCATAAACCTTGCTGCGGGTCGTGACAGACTTCTTGAGTCCGCCGGTCACATCGCCGACCTGCTGGGCATACTCCCGCTCGATCAGCTTGGCGGCACTGGTGACGATCGACTTGAGCCTGTCCGGCTTGCCGACCTTGAGGGCCAGATTCTGGAGCTTCTCGGCCAACTCGCGGATGCCGGCGGTTCGGATCGTGACGAACCCTTCGGCCAGCGACTTGGCCGTCGATTCGCCGTATATCCGGGCTGCGCCCTCGCCGATGGTGATCATTGCGCCACGTCCTCCCTGGCGAGAATCTCGTGGATCGATCGGGTCTCGCGTTCCATGATGCTGGCGATCTCCATGATTTTGCCACGCCAGATCAGCCGGCACTGAAAGGTCAACTCAGGCAAATATCGAATGCGGATTTTGTGGGTGATGATCGCCCCTGCCTGCTGTGCCGCGAAGTAATCAGCGGCCCTGACATTCATCACCGATGCCGAAACGTCGGCGACATCCTGCCACTCCAGGGTCGCTTCGCCGAACGTGCTCTGCCGGTCCACGGGGCACTGCACCAGCACCCTCTCTCGCATCTGGCCGGAGTTGATCATCATCCGATCCAGAGACAGGAGTACGTTCCGCCGCCGCCCGGGGCCGACACCGTGATCGTCGCGGTCGTCGGCAGTACGGCGACTCGACCCGCCGAAACGTCGATGGCGCCTGCCAGCCGCAGCGTGCCGGAGCCGGCGTTCTTCACGACCAGGGTCGACAGCGGCGTCGTGCCCGAGATCGTGATCGCCGCAGTGCCAACGGTGCCGGAGGACTGCGAAGCCGTCGTCGGCGTCGTCAGCAGGTGATCGGCCAGCGAGCCGACGGTCAGGCTGATGTCGGTGACATCGTGATACACGGCGTCGACGTCGATGCGGCAGCGGTAGGTCATCGGTAAATCCCCAGGCCGCTGGCGGCCAGAAGCGTGTCGAAAGTCTGAGGTACGGAATTCACCGCGCCCGGGACGGCCGGCTGCCGCGTGTCGTAGAGGTGGGCTACCAGAAGCATCATCAGATGTCGCGCCACCGGGGGCGCCTGGCTGCCGGTGGTGCCGTAGCCGGCCGAGTAGCGGACGATGACGCTGTTCTCGTCGCCTCGAGTCGGCGGCCACGCCGTTGCCCAGTTGGGGTAGATGCGGCCGGGGATGACCCGATAGTCGACCTGGAAGTCGCCTGCGGTGCTCGTCAGCGTGCCGTAGGTGCCGTCGCCGCGGCGGTAGGTGACGGTCACCTCGCCCGAGATCATCGGCGGCCGCGGGAGGTTGATGTTCCAGACGGGAAACAGGTCGTAGGCCGCCTCCCACACCGTCGTCAGCAGAGTGATGTCGAGCACATCCTCGACGTACTGCCGAGCCACGGCGATCAGGTTCTGGATGTAGAAATCATCCGCCTCGGTATCCACGCGGCAGTGCCGCCTGGCCTCGGCCAGGCTGACCGGCTCGACGACCGGATTGACGATGCGGACCAGGCTGCGATACGGCAGGATCGTAGCCGTCGGCGGCGTCGGTGTGCCGAATACGATCGTGTCCATCAGCGCGTCCTCTTGTTCGTCCTGCGTGGCGAGAGGTCTGCCGTCTCAGCGTCGCGTTCCTCGACCGCCGCCTCGACCGCCGGCGGCTGCTTGAACTGCTCGATCAGGCCGCGGGCGATCAGAAGCTCGCACATGCCGTCGGGCCAGTCCTCGAAGACCTGCCCCTGCTCGTAACAGTCGAAGCTCCTGAGTATCCGTACCTTCACGATACAGCCCCCCAGGCGCCCTCTGGAGCCTTCTGGCCGTTCGTCCAGTACTCTGTCGTGTGCTGCTGCACTTTGCCGCCATCGATGCTTCTGGAGGGCCAGGTGACCATGAGCTCGGCGTGGCCGACGCTGATGTGAGTCGCCAGGCCCAGCGTGTTCCCGGCACGCTCCCACGCCCTCCAGAAGTAAATGTCCTCGTCGACATGGCCGCCGGTGAATGTGCCCTCGTCGTTCGCCTGGCTCAAGAACCACGGCTTCTTGACCTTCCGCAGGGCAGAGGTGCGGAGGGCCGTCAGCCCGAAGTGCGCCGTCGCGACCGGCTGAACCACCTTGGAGAAGAAGTCGCCGGAAACCGTGTTCTTCGTGTCGGCGTCGCCGCCGGGCAACGCGAACATGACCGAGTTGCTCTCCCGCTTGGTCTGAAGCGGGGCGATTGCGTCCATGCCGGAGTGCATCAGAAGGGCGAGCAGCGCCTCGACCGTCTTGCCGTTGAAGACCGTGTCGTAGTCGATGGTCAGGATCACGTCGTGCTTATCTACGACGCCCTCCATTGCCCGCTGGAGGCACTGGCCCCAGAAGACTCCGGTGATCTTGGTCGGCGAAATGCAGTGAGGTGCCAGGGCCGAGGCCACGCAGAAGAAGTTGTCGGTGAACCCCAGGCGGGGCGTCGACATGATGGCGGCGACCTTGATCTCCGCCTCGCACGAGCCGATTCGCAGAAACACGTTACGCTCCTCTGGAAAAAGGAGCGGGTGCGCTTCCCTGCGTCTTGCCGGCCGTCATTGGCCGCCCCGCTTGATTGACACCCCGGCGGGAGCCAGATGGCTTCCCGCCGGGGCTTGTTCGGGGAACTCGATCAGCCCTTGACCCAGCCGATGACGCCGGCCTCGGTGGCCGAGGTCGGGGCGACTTCCGCACGCGACAGCCGGCCGGTCACCGCCACCGGAACGGAGACGGCGGGGGTCGCCGTGACCTTCAGGTAACGCTTGCGGGCCTTGCAGTCGACGTCCAGCTTCACGATCGAGGTGGCGCTGGTGTCGGCCACGGTCGGGATCGTGAAGTCGGTGCCGCCGGTCATGCCGGTCACGGCCGAGTAGGACGAGTTGTCGTCCGACTCCTCGATCTTCAGCACGCTGGCGAACACGGTCGAGGCGTTGGAGCCGCGAATCACCGTGAAGCTGGCGTAGTCGAAGCCGAGCATATCGGTGACGAGCGTCACCGCCGACGAGCCGGTCGCGGGCAGGGTGCCGACGACCTTTTCCATCTGCGAGTGGATCATGGTTCAGGGTTCTCCGGTGAGGGGTTAGGTGGCTCAGGACGCGGCGGTCTTGAGGGCCACGACGGGGCCGGCGACCGACGCATCGCCGAGCGAGTGATGGACGATGTCGAACCGCATGGTTCCCTGGAGCAGAAGCTGGTCGGTGGTGGCGTAGACCTGATCGTACAGCCGCACCGAAAAGTCACGCCGGCGAGCGTAGATGCTCGACAGACCCAGGTTGCCGAACAGCACCTTGACCTTGCTGGCGTCGGCGCCCAGCGTGCTGTTCATCACATGCACGAGGTTGACCTTGTAGCCGAGGAACGTCTCGTTCACCCCGCCGCTCAGGTCGGCGACGGTGTTGCCGCCGGCCGCGTAGCGGAGACGGGCCATCGCCGCGGCGTAGCCGGCCGGGCTGATGTACCACTCGGCACCCTGGCGGGCGTAGAGCGGCAGCTTGCCCATCACCTTCGTGAAGTCGGTGATGGTCAGCGTCTCGAACGAGGTGTGGGTCGAGTCGGCCGTGACCACCGCAGCGCCGTGGGTGCCGTCGTCGACCTTCGACACGATGCCCTGGATGCCGCCGTAGGTGCTGGTGCCGTCGCCGACCCAGCCGCAGAGGTCCGTCTTGTAGGCCAGGCTCGTCGCGAACTCGGTCGCCACCGCGTCAGCCAGGCTGACGAGTGCGTCCTCGAACACCTCCGAACTGAGCCTCGTTCCGCACGCCAGCTTTTTGGCGATGAGTTGCACGTTCGCGTAGGTCGGCTCGCTCTCGCTGACCGCCGTGCCTTCGCCGACGAAGTAGGCCGTCGTGCCCGTGACACGCTTCGGCACGATCATCGTGTCGCGGGTCATCGTCACCTTCTCGACGCTCGACGCGGCGAAGGTTCCGTAGTTTTCGACGAGCCGAATCACGCGGGCCGCGAACTCTTCGGGCACCAGCGCGCCACCCGAAGACTGCGAGTTCTCGCCCAGGGCACGGCTCTCGACGCCGTGATCCTTGCACCACCGGAGGTCTTCGGCGTTCTTGAAGATGTTCGCCCGGAGCCACCGGCCCATCTTGTACGCCGTCTCGACGTCCTCGGCCCGCTCGTTGAACGCACGAAGCTGGGTGTGGTGGGGGAGGATCGCCCGGATGTCGAGCTTCTTCTCCTCGACGGCCGGAGCGGCCACGGGGGCGGCGACCGGGGCGGGGGCGGCCTGCTCGACGACGGCCCGAAGCTCGGCCTCCTTCGCGGCGATCCGGTTCTCGAAGTCGAGGTCGGCCTTGATGGCGTCGCACTCGACCGAGAGCTTCTTGAGATCGTTGTTCTGCTCCTCGGAACGCTCCGAGAGGTTCACGAGCTCCGTCATCTTCGCGGCGAGAGCCGCGGCACGGTCCTGAAGACGCTTGAGGTTCGACGCCATGATTTGGCCTGCTCCTGGTTGAGCCGGCCAAACGCGACAGTGCGGCGGCCGGCGGGTGTACCCGCTAGCGCGCCGCGCTCATGCATCCGCAGAGCGCTCGCACTGATCTTCGCGACGTCCGCCGCGAAGCAATGTGTCTTTTTGTAGCCTACTGACCGGAACTCGCGCCGTGCAACTGAGTCTGAAGAATTGTTGCCTTCAGCGCGGCCAGCTTGACGGCCATGTCCATGCTCTCGTCATTCGACCGCTCGGCGGGCTGCTGCGTCTCCGCCGGCTTCTCGGTCTTCGATGCCGCCTGTTCTTCGGACATACGTTCCTCGGGGATGACCCAAAACTTGCAGACGCCGGCGGGGTTGATCTCGCCGGAGACGATCTCACAACCGCCGCCGCCTTCGTAGAAAATGCAGTTCGCACACGCGATGCCATCCTTGGCAAACGGGCTGGCTTCCATGTAGTGTGCGCCGTTGACGTAGCCCTGATTCCACTGGCCGTTGTTTTCGACGATGGCCTCCTGAGCTTGGGCAAGCTCGAGGAACGGCTGCGATATGGTGCCGGGGTAGTTCTCCTCCATCCCCTCGCCCATGTCGCGAGCGCCGCTCTCCCGCTCCATCTGGGCGACCTTGGCCTCAGACCATCGCATGGCGGCCGAGCCGCCCCAGAGCATGAAGGCCGTGTACCCCGGGGTCTCCGCGCCCTTCTTCGACCAGTCGGGCCGCTTGTCGACCTTGTGCCGGCGGAACCAGGCACGCATCCTGCGGATGTGCTCGGGGCTCAGGTTCTCCCGGTTGGCGATCTTCCTGGCGTTCGCCACCGTCTCAGGCATCAGGCCGTCGCCGGCCCGGCCCTGTGCGTGAAGCTCGAGGCCGCGCTTGGCCGCGGCGGCCATGCCGCTGGTCGGCTTGAGGTCAACCTCCCGCTGCTCGACCTCAACCTCGACGCTTCGCTCCTTCGATGACTTCGGATGGCCGGAGGGCAGCAGGTCGTCGTCGCTGACGTACTTGGAATCCTGCGGCTTGCCGTTTCGCAGGAGGTACAGGTAGGCGTTGACCCTCGCCATCGACCAGGCAGCCCGGCTGACGCCGGGGCGATGGCTCGTCGAATATGCGCCAGAGCCGCGCCGATAGACCGCCAGAAGCTGCCCCAGCGTCGTTCTCGTCCACGCCGGCTTGTCGTCCTCTCGCATGGCCTTGTTGTGGTCGCGGACCTTGTTCTGGAGGCCAGCACGAACGGCATTGGAGACGCTGATCTTCCCGGCCGCGTTCTTGGCCGAGCCGGCCGGGTTCGTGTCGCTGCCCTTCACGCGGTCCTTTTCGGGCGCGGGCGTCGACTGCGACTTGTCGCCGGCCATCCGATCCTCCTCGGGATCGTCGACCTTGGTCAGTTCCGACACGCCGACGACCACGAGGTAGTCCTCGGGCTCGCCGTCGTCGAACGGAGTGATCACCGCCAGCGGCGAATCGGCCGACGCCGTCTGGCCCTGGAGCGTTCCCTCCTGCATGATGTACTCGATCTGGCCCATTCCCTCGTCCCAAGAGACGAAATCGCCGGCCTCGACCATGTCGGCGCGGTACTGATCGTCCATCTGGTCGTCCTCGTAGCCCATCGACGACATCCGGCGGCTGATCCACTTCTCGCCGGAGTCTCCGCCGGCCAGTTGCCACTCGATCCAGGCCGGCGATCCCGACCAGCCGGTCGTTTTCGCCGCCACGCACCGCTCGTAGACGCCGGAGAGGTACGAAACCTCCTCGACAGACACGATTTCGCGGGCGGCGAGCCTCTCGGCGATGCAAATCAGGCGAGAATCGACGTTTTCATGCCTCTGGGCGAGCTTGAGGCCGCGCTTTGCGGCGTTCGCCATCGTCTGAATCGGCCGAAACGTCTCGCCGAGCGCCATCTCGATGGCTCGACGGCTCACAACCACGCTGGAGGAGTCGTAGGCGGGCCTCACCACGGGCCCGACGTCCTCGAGCAGGCCGATATTTCGCACTTCACGCCGCCGAATGCCCTTCTGAGCGTCCGTAGACCACGAATCGCCGCCGTCTCGCTTGATCGCGAAGGCAAAACTGCTGCCGACGACCGTCCGATCCTGCACCCACTGCACCACATCGCGCCCAATGGAGGTGTTTTCGTTGGGCATGATCTCGTAGCGGAGCCCATACGGGTCTTTCATCAGCCGCATCGAGCCGTTTCCGGTGCGACCCAGCAGCAGATTGCGGTCATGGTTGAACACGCCGATGACATCTGGGTTCGTCGAGAGCACTTCGTCGAATGCCGACGGGTGAATCGTCTCGACAAAGCCGCCCAGGTTGCGGCTCTCGGAGTTAAAGACGGCGGCGTAGCCCGTAATCACGGGCTTTTTCTCGCCGTTGCCCATGTCGCGATACTCGACAGTGGCCTCTTGAACCGTTGTCCGACGCTCGATTTCGCTGCTCATGCGGTCACCTGATTCGCCAAGTAGTTGTCGATGCCAATCTGCTCGATCACCTTCCGAATCGCCTCGATGTTCGCCATCGATTCCTCGCTGCCACGGCGCAGTTTCGTGAACAGTTTCGCCGTGACAGAGTCTCCGACAAGAATGCACTGCATGAAGCCGGCCCGCTCGACCTCGGCGGCCTGCGTGTCGGCCTCGTAGTTGGAGTCCAAGAGCATCTCGAAGTCGTGCCGCGGCAGTTCCGGCTCCAGATGCGTCGGCGACGGCTGCACGTCGAAGTATTCCAGTCGCTTGGAAATCTTCTTGATGTGCTTCCGCTCTTCAGCAGCATACGCCGCCCAGGTTTTCCCCAGCGACGCATAGCCCCAGCGGGACAGATGCACGGCCTGAAGGTCGTACATCTCCGCCTGCGACCAGTGGAGGGCAAGGGACGCCTGCAAGGCTTCGACGACGCCGTCAAGTGGCTGGGGCATCTGTAGCTAGGTGCTTGTCGCACCAGTCCTCGGTGACACTTTCGTACTTCTGGCCGCTGCGGTGGCACTCGAGCAAAAGCTCTCGCGACCGGCCGACCCATTCGGAAACGAACTGATCGATGTCGCGGCCCGCGGCCTCCGCCGATTCCCTGAGCTCGTCCCGCATCCTGGCCGTCATCTGATCCAGCCAGGACGACATCTTCTCGGGCTTGTTGCGGCGGTCGAGCACGCCGGCGGCCTCGACGGCAGCGAGACGCCGAAGCGTCGTCTTGAACGTGACCTCGGCGGCCGCCCTGGCCTGCTGGTCGATGGTGAACGAGTCGCCGTCGCCTTCGCCGATGCCGGCCGGCGGCGGGGCCGCCGTCTTCTTCTGGCCCGTCGGATTGTCGACAGTGAAGGCTTCCAGAAGCTGCATATTCACCTGCACGAACCGCTTCTTGCCCTGGTCGTCAGGCAGCGGGTTGTAGCCGATCTGGGCGCGGAGCTCATCGATGTCCAGCGCGCCCATGTTCCACATCTCTCGGAGGAACTTCGACCGGGCGGCGTAGTCGCCGGCCATCAGCGAGTTGATGTCGAACTGGACGAAGTAGCTCTTGTCGTCGACGACCAAGTCGCGGCGGCAGGCCATCTCCCACCGCCGGCACCAGGGGATCAGCGTGAAGGTGACGAAGTCGATTGCCGACTGCTCGACCGTGTTGTAGCGGACGTTGGTCAGGTCGCCGATCAAATGCGGCGCGACACGGTAGCACCTCGCCACCTCTTCGAGTTGAAAGCGGCGTGTCTCGAGCAGTTGGGCAGAATCGTTGCGGACCTCGTCGGCCTTCTTGTGAAAGCCATACGGCATGACGACGGTCTTGAAGGCTTTGTCCGGCCCCTGGTGGGCCTCGTCCCACTGCTGCTTGAACCGCTGGAGAGCCTCGGGCTTGTGCGGCTGATCGGTCTCGATGTAGGTGCCGGCCCGCGCGCCATTGCCGAAGAACGACCCCGAGTGAATCTCGGTCGCCCTCGCCAGCGCGATGGCATCGCGGGAAAGAACCGTCGGCACATATCCGGTCACGCCATCGGAGCTCAGCCAGCGGCAATGAAAAATCTCGTCCTGCCGATACTTGATGGGCTCGGGCAGCGGCTGCTCGGGAGTGGTCGGCTGCCGGTATGAGTACTGGAGCTTCCCGTTCTCGAGCCGCTTCACCTCCATGCGGGAGGGGTGAAGCGGGATGAGCTCGGTCACGCCGCCCTTGCTGCCGCCCTTGATCAGCGCGTAGGCGTTGCCCCAGAGGAGAAGCCAGGACTGCATGAGCTCCTTGAACTCGAAGCTGGTCATCCACGAGTTGGGCTGGTACGCCAAGACCTCGTGAAGGTGCTGGTCGGTGGCGAGCTCGTGGCCGCCGCCGGGCAGGCGACGGCAGACGTTCAGGGGCATCGCAGCCATCGACTCGGAGATGACGCGGACGCAGGCCAGAACCGCGCTGCATTCAAGGGCCGTCTCCGGGCTGACGGTCACGCCGGCGGCGGTTCGCCGGGTGTTGGTGATCTCCTCGAAGATGCGGCCCAGGTTGCTGCGCAGTTCGATGACATCGCCCACGCCGGCGGCCTCGTCCTCCGCGGCGGCAGCTTGCCTGGCGAGGTCGATCTCCGCCATCAGATCACCATGAGCATGGGTTCGTCGGTGCTGGGCAGTTCGCCGCTGGAGATGCCCAGAGCCATGATCAGGGCGACGGCGGCGTCGATCCTGGCTGTGGCGTGAGAGTGCTGCTTCGTTGGCTTTATGTTGCCGGCGTCGTCGACCTTCACCTGCATATTCGACACCTGTAGTGCCAGGGCCGGATTGCCGGCGTGCCGGATTTTCGAGCCGATCACGAGTGTCTCAAGCAGCTTCGTCGGCGCTGACATCGAGGCGTAGCCCTGCCCGAAAGGCTTGACTTCGATGCCTTCGTTGGTCAGTTGCGTCGTCAGGTGAGTGGCATTCCAGCGGTCGATGGCTACACCGCGAACGATGTTCCTCTCGCAAAACGAGAGAACATAGTCGCGAACCACGTCGTAGTCGGTCACGTCACCATCCGTAATTGTACAGAATCCATCCTTGGCCCATTGGCGATACGGCGCCTCGTCGCGGTCGGCGCCGGCCTCGGGGATGAACAGATGGGCGGCGATGTCATAGGTGCCATCGAAGTTGCCGTGCTCATCGACGCCGGGCCAGACCATCGCGAACGCCGTCGTGTCCGATGTCGACGACAGGTCGAGGCCGCAGTAGCACGACCTGCCGGAGAGGTCTCGCAGCGGCGCGCCGCACTTCTCCCAGAGGCCAGTGCGGAAGAACTTGTTGCTGCCGTTGCTCGTCCACTGGTTCAGGTACAGCGTCCGAAACTTGATCTCCTGGGCGACGCTCTCGCGGGCCAGCGCGGCCTCCCGCTCCATGAACTCCTTGCGGACGGTGACGCCGTAGTTCGGGTTGGCCTTGGCCCAGGTCGACTCGGCGAAGATGTCATCCTCCGGGTCGGCGGCGTAGATGCACGGCAGAAACGTCGGGTCGTCGATCAGGCCGTCGCGAACCCGGATGGCCCGCTGCCACTCGTCAAAGCAGGGGCCGATGCGGTCCATGCCGGCCGTCGTGACGTAGATGACCAGCGGCTCGGCCCGCATGCCCATGCCGCTCTCCAGCACATCGACCAGATCGCGATTGGGCTGCACATGAAACTCGTCGACGATCACCACTGACGGGTTAAAGCCGTGCTTGCCTTTGTGCTCGCTGGAAAGGAACTGGATCGTGCTCTTCTTGTGCGGGATGACGATCGAGTTCTTGTAGATTTTCGCCCGCTTGAGCAGGCCGGGGCAGGACTCGATGAACCTCGAGCACGCCGTGAACAGGAGGCTGGCCTGCTTCCGGTCGCCGGCGGCGATCAGAATCTGGCCGCCCTCGTCGCCAAAGAAACCCTCGTATGCGCCGATAAGAGCGCAGGTCGCAGTCTTGCCGGCCTTTCGAGGCACCGCCAGGAGCGACCGCTGATACTGCCGGCGGCCGTCTGGTTTGCGGGTGTTGAACAGCCGCTCCAGATACTGCTCCTGCCAGGGCTGGAGCGTGAACGGCTTGCCGGCGAAGTCGCCTTCGCTGTGCCGTAGTAACCCGGCGAACTGCTTGATATCAACCTGTCGCCGTGTCACCGAATAGTTCGTCCACGGGGTCGGCGACGACCTTCACCGCGCCATATCCCAGGCGGGTGCGGTCTGCGGGGGTGAGACCCAGGACGGTTTCAAGTTGACGAAGCTGCTCGTGGCAGACGTTGGCTTGATACTGCCACTTGCTGGGCCGCGTAAAACGGAGGGTGCCGTCTGGGGCAAGAACCTCAACGTAACCGCAGCCATCCTTGGCAAGCTGCATTTCTGCCTCGCGCCACCGATCCCAGATGGCCGAGTAGCGAGCGATGACCTCGCAGTCGCTCTTAGCGAGCGTGCCCATGCCCAGGGCATACCCGCAGACCAAATTGAACATCTCCTTCGCGGCTGGACGCAGCCACTCCGGCGGAGTCGGCATCGCCGAAACGGCCTCGCCGAGCTCCTCGCGGTACTTGGCTTCCTTGCTGCCACGCAGTTGAAGGATGTGCTTCGGCGTTGGTGCTGGTCCGCGTGCCATGCCTAACAGTATCTGCTTCTTCCCTTGCGCCGTGCAAATGAGTCAAGGTCTTCGGCCCCGCGCTCGGAGTTGCACGCATAGCACGCCGCCTGGCAGTTGTCGAAGACATGGCCCGGCGATCCAGGGCCGCGGGAGAGCGGAATTATGTGATCGATCGTTGGTGATCTTGGGTGCGGAGTGCGGGTGCCGGCGATGGTTTCGTATGACCTGAGCAGCTTGTCGCCGCAGAGTTGGCACCTCCAGCGGTTGCGACGCATGACAGCCTGCTTGCTGACCCGCTCGTACGGCACGCCGTACTTCCTGCACCTCTGACGGAAAGTGCAGTTGCTGCCGTGCTTTCTTCGGTGACGACGCCTGTAGCTTCTGCGGTATTCCCTCTGCCTGGCATCCGCGCAGGGGTCGCAGAATCGCCGTCCACGCTTCAGGAAGCAACCGCAGCCTGGACACAGCCTTTGATCCCTGCATGACTCGCATTTGCCGTGCGTCACGCCTTCAGGGCTGGCTTGCGCGTTGAACTTAACCCCGCAGCCGACGCAGGCCGCAGTAAGCGGCCACTGGTCGTCGCCCCAAGAAAAGAACCATTTCGCGAGTCGTTTCGCGACCTCAAGCGGGCGTTTGGCGCATGGCTTTTTGAGTCTGCGAGCCTCGAATGCACATTCGCGTGAGCAGTATTTCGTTTGGCAAGACGTCGCGCCGCTGGGATACTTTCGTTTCTTGAACTCCACACCGCAGTTGAGGCACTTGTACTTCTGCGCAGACGAAGACTTGCTGCAAGCCGCCGAACAATAAAGCGTTGTCTGGCGAGTCTTGCGAAACTCGGCCCCGCAGCCTTTGCAGGCGATGACGGCACCGTGCTTCTTGCCGACGCCGTTGTACTGGCACTGCCGCGAGCAGTGCTGCTTTTGTCGCGACGCCTGAAACGGCTTGCCGCATCTAACGCATTGCCAGACCCTGAAGACAGTGCGTTCGCGTAGCCTTTTGGCCTCGGCTTTGCACTCGCGACGGCACTGCGGCGAGCAGTACTTGCGCGGCCTCGTCCCGAGCGAAGGCGGGACGACGCCTCCGCACACCGGGCAGGCAGTGCCGTCCCTGGCACATGCTCCGCTGTCCGCGATGCACACTCCGGTAGCCTACGTCGCGGCGGCGAACGGTCAACAGCGTTTTCGCCAAATCGTCGACGGCCAGGTAATTAGGTACGCCCCCGCGAGCAGCTACGGCCA